ATGACTTATGGTGATGATAATATTATGAGTGTCAATAAAAGTATTACATGGTTTGATCATACTTATATCTAATACCTTACATACTATGGGAATCACATATACTATGGCAGATAAAGTATCAGAGAGTAAACCTTTCATTGATATAGAAGATTGTACATTTCTTAAACGATCATGGAGATGGGATACGGATCTTAAAGCTTATGTAGGACCTTTAGATCATGAATCCATTGAAAAGATGTTAATGGTCCATGTTCGTTCAAAAACTATACATCCAGAGGAACAGATAATAGATGGAGTGAGTAGTGCATTACGAGAATATTTCTTTTATGGGAAAAGTATATATAATGAAAAATTAGTACTTCTTAAACAAGTTGTTGATAAGGCTGGATTAAATTCATATGTCAAAAGAACAACTTTTGTTGCATGGGAGGTATTACGTGATAAATTTGTAGAAAATTCAAATATCTATGATTACATATATGAGGAACGACCTTTGATAAATACTGATGAAAATGAATATAGATTGCAAAGTGATTACTCTATAATTCCTATGGATATACATAGAAAGATTTTATTAATGGAACTTCCTGCACGAAAAGTAAATGATCAATATATCTATCAATCATGTTACTTAGGTGAATATTATAAGGCATCGTGGATGCTAGGTATGAATTTAGTTCACTATAATAGACATATATATATGAGTAATATGATAGGTAATAATACATTCTTTCCTGAGGGTGAATTTCTCAATCTAAATCAATGGAGAAGTATTCACTATCCACATCCTCATGTGCAATCTATTTCGTGGTTTACTAAAATTTACTATTTCATTTGGATCGCACTCATTATAGTGTGGTATGGTATTATAATTTTGTTTATGATGTCCTTTGGGCGATTTTATTTTGGTGTACAAGCTGGTATAATGGAGGAGGACATTGAGAATATTTTTAACTTTCCTAATTCTCTCAGTACTGGTAATCATGTAATGCCATGGCAACTAACAAATATATTTTTTATTACCTTCCAAACAATTGCAGAGACAATATGTTCTATGGTATTGGGAAATTATATGAGTAAATTATGTATGGAAGCATATAGTTGTTTATCATTTATTTTTCGTATATCAGCACGATATCAACTGGTATATCTAATTGTGACATTGATAATATCTAATGTTATGATTGGAGTACTTAAAATGCCTCT